ACAACTTCAACCATCTTATCGGGAGACCAATGGTATTCGGGCTCGACGACAACACTCATTTTATTCCTCCAGTATCAAGTTTCTTTCTAATGAACGTTAGTTGATCTTCTGTTAGAAGAGAAAGAGCTTGCCTGGCTTTCTCATTACTATAACCATAGTATGATTTGACACATTCAAGGTTCTTCAATTCTTCCTTTTTGATCCACGGAGAAAATCTCCGTTTCGATCTCAAAGTATTTAGTAAAAAATCATATTGTAACTTTTTATCAAGATGATGATTGATATTCATTTCGTTAGAAAATATCACAGCATCAACATGCCCAGACAAACATCTGTTGACAATATATGGCAAATACTTATTTTCAATTGTAGGATCTTCATCAATCAAATTAACCTTTGAAGTATTGATGCTATTCAACCAATCTTTTAATTCAACCATTCATTGCTACCTTCTTTCTAAAAGATTGATTATCAATTGGCATAACCCAACGAAGATTATCTACATGATTATTAGCAGGATTATCATCAATGTGATCAACAAATGCAGTTCGTCTAATCCATTCTTTAGCAGGTTCTGGAATTTGATTCCAGCATTCTGAAACTTGCTCAGGAGGAAATTCATCAATAGGTCTCCATGTTTCCATGACAACACGATGACGATCTACTGACATTGCTGGGGGATTATTTCTACCTCGTGCCCGATAATCATAGTCATCAAATAAATCTTTTGGGATAGCAAGTAAGTATGAATGACAACGCAATCGCCTTTCATCCATTGTCAATCTAGCTGACCATTTAACTTTTGGTTTTAGAAACCTACCAACTTTACCAATGACGCTATAAACGTCACCAGATTGATTGCAATAATACTTGGGAATTACTTTTCCATAACGAACGACTGGTTTAAAGTCGGAATTCAAATGAGTAATCATCTTTCAATGTAGGATAATGTGTGTGATTGTGAGTATAGTTGATGGATAATTATGTCGCAACCTATCTTTGGATTACAATTTCCACAGGTATAAACATCTACTGCTGCTCTACCTTCCTCAGGCCAAGTATGAATACTAATATGACTTTCAGAAAGTAATGATACGACAGTAACTCCTTGAGGATCAAACTTCTTTGAGATAGTTTGAAGTACAGTAGCACCACTTGCTGTTGCAGCATTCTCTAATAAATCTCTAAGGTATTGTTCATCGTCTAATAAAACAAACGAACAACCTTGTAAATTAAGTAGATAATGCTTGCCCATCAGAGTAGTTTAGAAGAAGAAGTTCTTTTCGATCCTTCTGGTCCATTAGATAATCTCCAGTCGATCTCATAGTATATGTATGTTCATACTCAACTGCAGACCACTTAGAAAACCTATCCTTGACTAACTGTGATGAATTATAACTGACCATCATATGAAGTGAACTATTATCGCAATCAGCAGCAAACTGATCGTGATCAAATCTTTTGTGCATTGATCCTTTGTTCCCATAGAGATTATCTTTAATATCATAAGGAGGATCAAGATAGACGAAAGCATTGTCTCCACTGTAAAAAGAGATCAAATCATTATAATGATAGTTAGTGATAGTCCACTTCTGTATCAAATTAGAATACTCTAACAGTTTTTCGATACCCCGCATAGAAAAATTATTTTCTGATGCTTGTGGGGAGAATGACGAACTTTCTGTGAGACCAGAAAAAGAGCACTTATTGACAATATAAAAACTGATAGCACGCTGTAAGTCATCAGATTTTTTAGGACTTGCACTAAGGTACTCTTTGCTTTCCAGAAAGAGAACTTTGGCTCGATCTGGATCATTGTACCTTTGTTTGAGATTTGTGAGATATCTTTTAATTTCATCACCATTATCTCTTAGTTGTTTCCAAAAGTTAGCGAGTGGTTCATAAAGATCATTGACCCAAATATTAATGTCGGGATATTGTTGTGTAACAAATAGTGCAACAGATCCTCCTCCAAGAAACGGTTCACGATACTCTTGATACTTAGAAAGATCTGGAAAAAATTGATTTATCTTACTTATCGCCCTCGATTTCCCGCCAGGATATCTTAAACAAGTTTTAAGAGATTTTTGTGTGTAAGGCATTTAATTTCTCCATAATCATTTGATACTTTTCTCGGCGTCTATTACCAAGATAAGGTTTCATCAATTCAGACCATCTTTTTGCTGCTTCACCTTGAAGGTTTATGTAATAAGTTGGTTTTTGACCTGCTGCTTTATGGGCTGGACCGCCATCAGTATAAGTTATTTTCCTGCCGTCCATTATAGCAGCAACACGCTCCATAATATCTTGATCGGTCATAGACATACTCATAGAAAGATAGTCCTTTTCGGTATAAGTTTTTCCATTAGCAAAGGTTCTTGTTCTTCCTTTTTTATAAGACCAAGATCCCTCACCTTCCCATATACCAGTAACCCAAGCAAGTTCAGTTTCTGTTGGTTCTTTATGTTCGTAGATAGTACCTTTAGCCATAACTTATAAACTACTCCACTTCTATTTAGTAGTGGAGTTATTTTCATAATCAGATGGATGATACTTCAAAAATTCACGAAAAGTCATTTTCATTTCCTTTGCTGTCATTCCACAATGTTCAGCAGCAGCAGGAAGGTTCATTGTAGCACGAAATAATGCTTCATTCGCTTCCTTTACATTCTCAGGCGTTGTCTTTTTTCGGTCCATAATGTAAAAAGAAGTTAGTTGAGAAACTAATCCGTTCTACATCAGAAGTAAACGGATAAACATAATGAATTAACCAAGCGGGAAACAAATAGATGTCTCCTTCTTCAGGCGGAATAGGTCCAAAAGTATGATTATTATGTGGAGCCCATTGTCCATATTGCCATTCAATCATTCCTCCAGTAGGATTTCTACCTCGTTGAGTAGGATGCTTCCATTCATCTTTTAGTTCTTGTGGAACCTGTGCATAAATTACACAGGAAAAATCACCAGCATGAATGTGTGGTGGGTTCCATTCACCTTTACGTTGAACATTGACCCAAGGGCGATCAAGTTCAATACCATCTAGTTCATGATCCACTGGTGGTTGGTACAATCCAACCTTACCCATTTGAATAAGACAATCTCCAAGATGTTCTTGAAGTTCGTTGACAGCATCAACTTCTAAATGAAAAGCAACTTCTCGATCAATGTTACCTGCAAGAAGATGATTATTTTCAATATCAGAATTTTCTGCAGCATCAACAATAACTTGACGCAATTGTTCTGAAATTTTATTCTTATAAATTACTGGTCCAAAAGGACGGATAATATATCCAGGTTCAATAGTCATTTGAATTCACAATTACACATAATTTCAGTTAGTGCTGCCAAAAGATTGATTTCTTGATCGGCAACAAATGCAGTCTGATATTGATACTTAGCAATGATCAATACTGCCTCAGGAATAGACTTTGGTTTGAGTGCATCATAAATGCAATCATAAATGTTGCGAAGAATTGTATTCGGATCATTATCTAGATTTTGTACAATCCATTTACGAACATTAGGAAACTCTTTTTTAGAAAGATACCCAACAAGTTCTTTGGTATTTACATTAGAAAGCAGACTAAGAATACCTGTATCAATAGAACCGCCAGCGGAATATCGCTGACATTCATTGAGAATACGACGCCAATCAGGAAAATGTTGGTTGATTATTTCAACAAGAACTTTCGGATCATGCTTGACATTCTCTGTCTCAAGAATAGTCCCGAGACGCTTGAAGAATGCTGCTGCAATTGCAGGTTTTTGTTTTCCATTGATAGAGAAATCAACGACTGCACACCTTGAGTGCAAGGGTTCGATGATTTTGTTTTTGTAGTTGCAGGTGAAAATGAAGCGGCAGTTGTTATAAAATGCCTCAATATTTGCCCGTAAGAGGAGTTGTACGTCGTGGGTTGTGTTATCAGCTTCATCAATAATGATGACTTTGTGCTTCGCGTCCATTGCTGAAAGTGATACGGTCGAAGCAAAGTTCTTTGCTTGATTTCTAACTGTGTCCAAAAATCGTCCTTCATCTGATCCATTGATTACATAACAATCTGTTTTTAGTTCATGGCAAAGTGCTTTTGCCACAGTTGTTTTACCAATACCAGGAGGACCTGCAAGAAGAAGATTTGGAATTTCTCCTTTACTTACAAAGTCCTTCAAGGTAGATTTGATTGCATCTGTAAGGATACAATCATCAATTTTCTTGGGTCGATATTTTTCTACCCAGATAAAGTCATCACGATCCATAAACGCTGTCTGGTTCAAGTGCGATAAAGTAAGTAAGATTATAACGCTCACTATAGAACCTGGATAGTTTCCTTTGTGAAATTACAACTTCGTAACTACCAGGAATTAGTTTGATATTCTCAATCTTGAAATTGAATGAAAACTCAGCATCAGTTTCTCCAACAACAATTGAATACTCATTAGAGGTATCATTCTTACGGTCACTCACAACAAGTTTGACAACTCCAACTTCCCCAACAACAGAAAGATCAGGAAGTCCAAGAATAGAAGATGACTTTACGATTTTGTGAAGTTGCTCTTCTTGAAGAATAAAACAAACATCTTCTGAAGGAAGTTTCATCTCACGATCTGGTGGTGCAATAATTACACTAGGATCGGAAAAGAAATACTTAGAACGATTTGCTTTTCCTTCTTTGATACTAGCATAACTGTCTTCAGTAGACACATCAATATCAGGATCCTTATACAATCCAATTGTATTCAGGAACTGGGGAAGATCGTAAATTGCAAAGTCTTTTGGAATATATTCTTCAATCTCCGCTTCTGCAAATACATTTTGCATCGGAGAAATAGTCCTAAGTTTTTTACCTTCCTTGAAGGATAGTGACTGATTAATTGAAGTAAAGTTTTGGAGAATTTTAATTGTCTTGTCAGAAAATTTCATCGTTCATTATAAGGTTGAGTAGGTTCTTTATGAAGACCTGCAAAGTGATACAGAAGAATGCAGTAATGGATTGCTTTCAGTATATCCATTTTAGACTTACCATTCTTCTTTCCAAAGCGCGAAAGATATTTGATTGCATTGGAACGAGTAAACGGCTCAGCGTCTCCAATACTTTCAATCAAATCTAGAGTTTGAGTTTTTGATTGATCCGAAGTGTAATGAGAATTATAAGTGCTTGCTAGATACTGCTCAAGAACTTTGAGTGTTAGATCTTCACTATACTTCCAAAAACCGTTGTCAGACATCTCCATCATAATAAAGTTCAGTAGGCATTATAGCACAAAAAAAGGGGATTGAAAATCCCCCTTCTCAAAATTATTGCTTTTCTATCACCAGATACCTGGAATAATTTGTCCAGTAAATGCATAGGCACCTACAGCAGCAAGAAATCCTAGCATTGCTAGACGACCATTCAGTTTTTCTGCTTTCTCGTTATGAGTTTGATACATACCGTTTTCCATTTGATTTAGTACTCCATTGTCAATGTACATAGTGGGTTCTTTGGCAAACATATTCTGTTGACCAAATTCATTTGTTGTTACAGTCAAGGGTTTGTAACGAATTACAATACAATTATATAGGAAATGTAAAGACTTGTCAAGACTTCAACTGACTAAATCCTTTGATTTTTTGGAATTCCAACACATTCTCAAACTTTTCATGTAATTCATTCTTATGGGAAATGATAAAAATATTAGCATCGCTAACTACATAGCGAATGATTTTAAAGAATTCATCAGTTCCTAAACCATCTAGAGAACTGTCAAATACTTCATCCATGATGAGAAGATTTGTTGAGATACTATTCTTCAATTTTGCAATCTCACGCCAAGTAAATAACAAAGATAAATCAATCCTCATTTTTTCTCCTTCAGAAAAGGAAGGATAAGAAAAATTCTCGTGGATTGGTGTCTGAATTTTTTCATTGAATTCTTCATCTAAAGTAAAGTTGATGAAGAAGTCCATCATTTGCAAATACTTATTGACTTGCTGATTGATGAGTGGCAAATACTTCTTAATAATACTACTCTTTACACCATCATCTTTCAACAAAACATTTGCTTGCAGATAATATCCATAATCATCCTTGAGTTGTTCAAGGTCTGTTAGTATTTGTCTTAGATTAGATTTGTATTCGCTTAGTTTTTCGTGTTCAGTATTTCGGTTTTCAAGTCTAGTGGTAATAGTTTGAATTTCTTTTTCAAGAGTTGATCTTGATTTGTTTGCGTTAGAAATACGAATGTTGATTTGAGAAATTTCATTTTGTAATTTTGTAATCTTCCTTTGAAGTCCGAAGAATGCTTGTTCACGTTCTTCTTCTTTTTTGATCGTATCTTCAATTTCTTGAAGATTACTTTCGTAGGAACTTAGGACTTGCTGGAGCTCGTCTATTTTATTTACACGAAACGTTTCTTCAATCGTTTGTGTGCATGTTGGGCAAACCGAATGCTCTTTGAAAAACTCCAGATCATCACTAGAGTTCTGTTTTTTGTTTCCAATTTTACCCTTGAAAGTTCCAAGTTTACGAAGGGTATCTGAAGCATCTGCATATTGTTCTATTTCTTGCTGCTTGTCTTGAACTTCCTGTAGAAGATTGGAGACACTTTCATTATACTTAGAAACTTCCCCTTCACACTCAGCAATTTGGGTTTGTTTATCTTTGATATCATTCTGTCCAGTCTCTTCAATCTGTTTAATAAAGTTTTGTTGCATGATAATTTTATCAGCAATCCCTTCTTTTTTCAACTCTAAAGTTTTAACAGTTTCTTTGGCATCCTTGATCTTGTTCTTTAAGATCTCTGACATAGAAGAAAAAACTTTAATATCCAAAAGATCCTCAATCACTTCTCGCCTGTGAGCAGCAGGGAGTTGCATGAAGGGAACAAATGAAGCACTACCAAGAATAACAATCTGAGTGAACGACTTATAGTTCAACTTGAGAATAATGTTCTCAAGCATCTTCTGCTGATCCTGAGCAGAAGCATCCTCATTCATCTTCTTACCATTCTGGTAAATCTCAAAGATGCCAGGTTTGATACCTCGAACAACTTTGTATTCGTTCCTGTTTACATTGAAATCAATTTCAACAACACAATCTTTTTCATTGGAAGAGTTGACAATTTGATTTTTGTTGATCTTCCTAAATGGTTTATTGAACAACGAAAAACACAAAGCATCGAGAATGGTTGACTTCCCAGCACCATTCTGCCCAACAATTAGAGTATTAGTGTTTTGATTTAGTTTGATTGATGTGAACTGGTTTCCTGATGATAGAAAATTTTTATAACGAATTTCTTTGAATTCAATCATTATCAGATCGTGGTGGAATTACAATGTCATCTTCAGTGATTATAGTATATCTTATTCCTGCTTTATCACATGCTGCGGTTGCAACTGCATCATTGACTTTGATGACATCCATTGCTGGACAACCATCTTCTTCCATTAGCAAAGCATATCTTATAGCATCATCTTGCTCTTCAAACAAAAATACAACCTTTTCTCCAAACTCATCCTTTACCGCATATGCTCCTTCGTCTTCTAACCCTTTGATTGTAATGATATACATTACATAACCTCGCACGCTTCCTGATAGATATTTTTGATTAGACTTTTGATCTTAGATTTATTTAGATTTGTATCTAAATCATCAACATACTTATCAAGAAGCGTCATGGTATCTTCTGTTTGATTGACAATCTCGTCATCAAAAGAAATATTATCTAACTTTTCTACAATTTTTACATCGTAAGGATTAACCTTCATCAAAGCATCTAGGAAGCGATCATACTCTTTCTCGTTACTTTTTTGTTTGACAACAACCTTGACAATTTTATTTGTGTAGTCGATAAACTTAATTAACTGCCTAGGAGTATCATTATAATAGATAATCTCATAAAGTGTAAAGGGATTATTAATTGCTTCTAACTCAAGTGTTTCGGTATCAAAGATATGGAAACCCCTGGTATCATTGACATCATTCCAAAACATCTGGTATGGATTACCTAAGTAAAAAATTCTACCATTATTAGATCTGGTATGGAAATGACCAGAGAATACTCGATCAAACTTTTCATAAGGAAGAATATCTGCACCATCTTCTAGCACATATCCATGATGTGCATAGAATCCATTGAGTTCTAAGTGCCCCATAACGACCTTTGCTTTGGTGTCGTTAATCTTGTTATAAGTAAACTCTGTATTATCAGTGTTCACCCAAGGGACAAAGAGTATCTCCAAACCTCCAACTCTAAGTTCTGATGCATCAACAATAACGTTGATATTATTATACTCTCGTAGGAGAAGATCAATAGTGTTGATCTCGTTAGTATTTTTATAGAATGCAGTGTGGTTTCCGACAACAGAAATAATTTCGATGCCCATGTCTCTGAGGCGATCAAAATAATTTTTCTTAGACCAATCCAAAGACCAAAAATCAATAGTCTTACGACTATCAAAAGTATCACCCATATCAATAACAGTCGTGATACCACGTTTCTGTAGTTCTGGGAAAAATACTTCATCATAGAACTTGAGAAAAAAATCATGATGTAGTTTAGATCCTTTTTTGAATCCAAAATGCTGATCTGTAATGATTGCTACCTTCATCGGTTTAGGCGATACTGTACAGCGTCTTTAATTGAATTATACTCAGATGACTTATCACTTTCGTCTGCGACGAAAACTTCGTCATACCCAGATCTTTCAATAATCTTTTGTCTGATCTCTAGTTGCTTTTTCTCTTTCTGAATACGACGAAGGAAAGCATAGTGAATGATCTGAGTAAAGTATGCAAAAGGATTGCTGGACTTTTCTGGATTGAAGTTATTGATATACTGAACACAGTTCTCAATACCATCACAAATCATATCGTCTTTGAACATGTAGTTGACAAAGTTCGGTTTATACGATAAGTGTGTGGCAATCTTTAAGAAACACTCACCGAGGTAATTGGTAATCCTTGGTTTCGGTTTTCCTAAATGCTCAGCATCACTGATCTCTTGTTTGTAAGCAATAATAGCAGAAAGGAATTCTTTATTGTTTACATAGTGCTCTGATCTTTTTCGTGTCATTATCATTACAAATCATTGATTAATTATAGCATAGCTTGACAAGATGTTCAAATGTCTGTAGAATAACTCTGTCAGGGTTGAAGGTAATATAGTTTAGTTACTTTTAGTATTATAAAGCTTCTCTAGAAGATCTCTAGCATCATCAACCGAAGAAACATATCCCATCTCTTTACTGATGTCTGGATGAGATTGTTTGAAACCTACAGTGACAACATGTTTGTAAGTATCAATAATATTTTCATCTTTGACTTCACTGACTGTAATGATCCTTGATGTTTCGAGTAAAAACGTTTGATCAGTAGAAAACTTTATCCAAGGTTCAAATTTATACCCACAGGGTATATTCGTTCCAGGGGAACGAATTTCTACACAGACAACTGGATTATCTAGCATAACATGTTCAGGATTAGTTTTATCAATAATAATAAGACAAAGAACTTCTTCTCCACTGATCAGTTTTACTGATGCGTAAAACTCATCATACAGATCATCAGATTTTGACTTGAATGATTTCATAATTAAACTTCTCCTCGTTGTAGTATTTGATACGCTCGATGAGATGATTTAAGGTATAGTTTGATCTTGATCCTTTTTTACAATCGTCTGCTATATCGTATAACGTTGCTTTGATTTTATTTTCGCTTTTTCTTAGTACTCTACCAATCGATTGTAGTGTCCTAATTCTGGACTTGCTTGGTGATGAGAAAATAACGTTGTGTAAATTTTTGATGTTGATGCCAGTTGAGAATGTACCAAAGGAAGCAATGATGATTGCGTTATTTTCTTGTTCTGTAATTCTTCTGACCTCTTCTCGTTCTTCAACGTCCACCCCACCGTGAACGAAGAATACTTTTCGATCACTAGTATTTATGAGGTCATAAAGAACCTGTCCATGGGTAGAAACCCGACTAAACAAAATTAAAGTATTTCCTTTTAAATCATGAGCAAGATTTTTAATAAACTTATTTCTCTTCTCATGTCCAATTAAATACTGAACTTCATCTTCATACGTCTCAAATTTTTGAGGACCATGCTTTAGAAGAAGAACTTTGATACCTAGTTTAGCTAAGTATCCAGCATCTTGCAACTCTTTTGTATTGATAATCTTATAGGATGGACCAAACAATCCCTCAAGCACCCATTTATGGGTTTGTGTTCCATCAAGTGTTCCTGTAAAACCATAACGATACTTTGCATCACCAAGTTTTGTCATGATACTGACCAATGACTTAGACTTAAATTGGTGTGCTTCATCACCAATTACAACCTGATAAGGTGCAAACCATTTACGATCCATCTTATAAATGGACTGCCAAGTTGTAATCACAACACTTTTATCAGTTATTCGTTCTTTTCCTGAATAGATTTTGTGGCAGTTTGCTTCAGCATCCCAACCATAATCTTCAAAATCCTTGTACATCTGCTCAACAAGGGATGTTGTTGGAACAACAATCAATACTCTTCTACCTGCTTCTGCATGATATCTGCAGACAGCATAGATCATTAACGACTTACCAGACCCCGTAGGACTGATCAGAAGGCGTCTGTTACGCCTCAGAGCATCATAGATACCCTCTAATTGATAATCGCGTGGAGGATGCTTGGAGACACTTGTAACGTAGTCTTTGACGCCTTCCTCAGACACCATATCGTTTTCTTCATATGGTAATCCATAGAACTTATTATTCTCAAACTCAAAGGTGTAATTATATCTCTCACAAAAAATTTGTAACTTATCAATCAGTCCAGCATAAATCTCAGACTTCTCAATATTAAACAGTCTAATTTTTCCATCCCAGTATTTGTTGCGATACTGAGGCATAAATTTTGCATTAGGAACATCGAATGTAAATTGATCCTGCAACTCATATTTGATATGAGGATCACATTCAATCTTCAACCATACTTCATTTTTCTTGCTTATAATAAGATCAACCATATCCAGCAGAGAACTTTCGCCATTCAATTGCATTCTTGATTTGGTAGGTTCTGTTAGAAATTTGCTTTAAGATCTCTTCAAGATACTTCAGCATTGTGTCGTAATAATCGATCTTTAGTCTTATCTTGCTGAGTTTTTCATCTGCTTCAAGATAAAGTCTTAGATCTTCTTTGTCTCTGACTTTGTACGGGAAGGGTTCGTCAATGTAAACTTGCGTTTCCGATTTCCCCATGTAAAATTTTCTACGTTCTAAAAGAATACTACTATGCTGCTGCTCTGCTTGTTTGCGAAGCAACAGTATAGTATTATATAGTTGGTAATATTTGGCGTGTAATTGAGGTATCTT